CTTTTCAAAAATTAACTCTTCAATCTCACAAAGTTGAGACTCTGTTAATTAAACTTCTTTTAGAAACATCCGACTTGGCTGACCGTTCTGAGTCGGAGATTTATCTTAGGCACGCTCTTGACTACATTAAAAAAGCCACAAGGCTTTTAGCTAGGAACAGGTAAATTATGGCAAGACTTTTTTCTACTTCCAAAGAAAGTCAATACATCAACGATTTGACCAAAGAACTTATTAAAGACATTATTGGTCAATTCATCAATTATTACCCGGTATCTACTCTTAAAACTCAAGTGCACCCAGTTTATGACGAGGCTGTGCAAAAAATCTTTGACAGCCCAATCAAACTTAACGTTATGGCTGGATGGCCAGAGACAAAAACGTACGCAGGAGTCTTTGGGGTAGAAAAAACGGCAACAATAGAAATATTTGTTCAAGCAAGAGATTTGATTGACAAAGGTTTTACAATTTACGAAGGTGATTTCTTTACGTTTGCCGATCAAACTTTTGAAATTATTTCCTTCAACACCTTAAATAATATTTTTGGCCAAGAAGAATATGAGGTAGGTTACAAAATAATTGGGAATGCTGCACGTCTTGGACAATTTGATCCCAAGAACTTCCTAACGCCAAACAAGGATTCTGCTGGTCCTTACACAGAGACGCAAGTCCAAACCGTGTTTGAACAGCAAAGAGGTTTGCCAGAAACTCCAATTGATGGCGTTACAGGAGACGTCAGACAAATGCGCGATCGTCTTGGAGATCAAATGGCCCCAACAGCTCTCGGAGAAGGTCCAAGAGTTGTCACGGTTGAACCAGACGACAAGGTATCTTCTTTCTATAATGATGAATAAGGTAATTTATGCTAAAAGAATACATTGAAGAGTTGGTTAATGAAGTTCTTAGAGGGTTCAACCTAAGTAAGTTCAAATCTATTGCAGGTACAAACGAAAGAGAACAATCAAAAAACCCTCGGGAATATGAAGGGGAGATCCCGGAACTTAACTACGCCCAGAAGATGTTACCCTATTTGGGTCAAGGCACTTCCAGATCGACATTTGCTTTGTCTGGTGGGAAAGTTCTTAAAATAGCTACAAATGATGCTGGTGTTGGTCAAAACCAAGCAGAGGTTGAAATTTGGTCTAACTCTAAGTCACCTTACATCACACAAGTTTATGACAATTCTCCCGACTACAAGTGGATTATTGCAGAAATTGTTAAACCATTGTCAGAAAGTGAAATGATAAGCTATCTTAGTGTTGATGAATCGGTTTTGCAAGACATTACCTGGTTGACCCCCACAAGTATTGAAAGTGTAACAAGCAGATACCAGAACAAAATTGATGAAAAGCAGGCAATGATTGATGGTTATCAATCGAAAATAGACCGAGGGGAAGGGCTAGAACATTTAGAAGCAATGAAGAGAACGATGCAGTCTGGTTATCAAGTTCAGGCCAAGAGCCAGGAAATTTTAGATAATCAAACGTTATTGTCCTTTTTGGGAGGAATGATTGATCTTGTCAATAATCATGGTCTTTTGTGGGGAGATATCCACATTGAGCACTTTGGAAGAAATGCTCAAGGGCAGATTAAATTACTCGACTATGGATATAATGATGAGGTGCGTATAAAATATTATACTTCCGCTCCTTCTTCTCCTACTCCCTCATATTCAACCTAATATAATTTTATGCTAAAAGAATATATTGAAGAGTTGGTTAATGAAGTTCTTGGAGGGTTTAATCTTTCAAAATTCAAAGCTATTGCAGCTACAAATGAAAGAGAGGAAGGAACTGTTGGATATGACGGAGAGGCCCCAAGTGAAAGTCAAGCCACCGAAGCACCAGAAGTTCAGTATGCCAAGAAGTTGTTACCCTACATGGGTAAAGGCTCTTCCAGAATTACCTTCGCCCTGTCGAGCAGCAAAGTGCTGAAGATTGCTTTAAACCAAGCTGGAGAATATCAAAACCAAGCTGAAGTTGATATTTGGTCTAACTCCAGGTCTCCTTATCTTACACAGGTTTATGACTTCTCGCCTGATAATCGATGGTTAATAGCAGAAATAGTTAAAGTTATAGAACCTCAAGATTTATATAACATTTTGAATATTTCACCAAGAAATTTTGGTGAAGCCCTTTTTGCGCGACCAAATTCTATTGAAGAATTTAGAAATAACTACGAACACAGAAATGAGTTTCTGCTAAAAGATAATGCTTCGGTAGAAGCAGAAATTAGAACAACGCAAGAAAATGGTGGAAACCCTAGTAAGTTCTTGTTACGTAAAAGACAAAAAAATAAAGAAACCATAGCATCCAGACAATCGGTTTTGGACAGCAAAGCATTTATGGGTTTCTTTGAGAATATAATTAACCTTACTACAACGTATGGGATATTGTGGCAAGATATTCGTGTTGACCATTTTGGTAGGAACGTTCAGGGGCAAATTAAATTACTCGATTTTGGACTTGATTTAAAAACAAGCAGAGAATTCTACTAAAGTGAAAATTTATGTTAAAAGAATATATTGAAGAGTTAGTTAAAGAATCTCTAAGAGGATTTAGTATTTCCAAATTTAAGGCAATCTCGGACAATGCCGAAAGAAAGCCTGAAGATCCTGGTTATGGAGAGGATGACATACCAGGATACGACAATGTTTTAATGGCTCCAGAGATTGACTATGCTGAGAGATACCTTCCTATGCTTGGCGAGGGATCTTCCAGAATTGTCTTCGCCCTGTCAAGCGGCAAAGTCTTGAAGATCGCCCTTAACAAAGCTGGAGAGGGTCAAAATGGCGAAGAGGCAGAGGTTTGGTTTAAGTCTAGGTCACCTTACATCACGCAGGTTTATGACTTTTCCAAAAATAACAAGTGGATTATTTCAGAGATCGTTAAGCCGATAACTGAAGAGGATGTTGAGAGAATTCTTGAGATAGACAAATTTGTATTTTTAATGTTTCTTGCACAGCAACCAGCAAAACTTGAAGATATTCACTATGTTTTTCAAACAAAGATTAACTACTCAGAAGATGTTATTGAGACAAAAAAAGCAGAGCTAGAGTGGAGCGACAGTGCTGATGAAAACACTAAGGCAAAACTTCAAAGCGATATTGAATTTGAAGAGGAGCAAGCTAATATTTACAGAAATGCAATTAGTAATAAAGTTTTTACGGAGTTCATGAGCGGTATTATAAATTTGGTAAACACGTACAGCCTTCAGTGGAACGACATTAACAAAAATCATTTCGGAAGAAATGTTCAAGGGCAGATTAAGTTATTAGATTTTGGCTATAGTACCAATGTTGCAAACGATCACTACTCATACGAATTGTCTTAATTTATGCTAAAAGAATATATTGAAGAATTGGTTAATGAAGTGCTTAGAGGATTTAACTTTAATAAGTTTAGAGCTATTTCTGGTACTAATCATAGGGAAGATGATTATCACGTAAAGAAAGAATTGGAAAGACCTGAAAAGTTTTTGTCTAAATCTAAGGAACAGGAGTACGCAGAACAGTTCTTACCTTTTCTCGGCAAAGGAAGTTCTCGTGTTACATTCGCCTTTTCTGGCGGGAAGGTTCTTAAAATAGCTACAAACCAAGCAGGTTATGGCCAAAACAAGGCAGAAGTCCAAGTATGGACATTTACGCAGTCCTCAATTGTAACAGAAGTTTATGATCATTCGCCTGACTACAAGTGGATTATTTCAGAAATTGTTAAGCCTTTTCCTATTTTTGATTTTTTTAATAGTTTGGGAATAAACTATCATCAGTGGCAATTTATGGCGGGTTTATATAAATTAAGAAGTTTTGAAGATTTTAAAACGCAAATTAATGAAAAAATATTGTATTATAATGAATCTATTGTTTATTTGAATAAACAACTTGAAGATCCAAGAAAATTGTTTCCGTATGAAATTGCGAGAAATAAAGAAACAATAGAAGAACATCAAGTAGAAATTGAAGACCTACAGAATATATTTAGTAATGAAAAATTTCTTTCCTTCATGGAAAATTTAATAAATTTAGTAAATGGTCAAAAGCTTGAGTGGGGTGATATTGTGCCTAAACATTTTGGTAGGACTGTTAAAGGCGAAATTAAACTTTTGGATTATGGCTACAATGATGAAGTGTCGGACAAATTCTACTAAAGTCTCTTACTCGCCTTGTATTTATAACAAATGTCAACAAACCCTAAAGATACCGAAGAGAATAACGTCACTAGACAAAACATCCCTCAGCAAGACCCTAGTGAGAATATTGATGTCTTGCCAAGTGGTTATGGTAATGATGGCGGCGGCTTACCCACGGAAGATTATCAAATACCTTCTTGCGGTATAGAAGACTGCGACATAGCTCTGTTTAATTTATTTAACAAGACAATTAAGTTTAACACTCAGATTTACGGTGACGGTCAAAGTTCAATCTATTTGCAAAAACCAAAGGTTATCTTTGCCACTGGTGAGAAGTTTGCTCTTGCTAAGAAATTACGTCCACCAAGAGACAAGAATCAAGTTCTTATGTTGCCTGCGATTTCCATTCGTAGAATGTCTATTGAACAAACACCTGAAGACATGACTTCAAGAGGAATGAACCAAACGACAGGGGAGATTACAATCAAAAGAAGACTTTCCGAGAAGGATGACTTTTCTTTCCAAAATACAATCAATAAAATTGGCCTTAAAAATATGCCAAATGTTGGAAATTCTCTTGACGAAAACAAAACTGGCAATAAGAAGAATTCTTATGAAACAAGAGAAGGAATGATTTTAGCTCCACAACTTTCTCAAAACGTCTTTGAATTCTTCACAATACCACAACCACAATTTTTTACAGCAAAGTATGAAGTTGTTTTTTGGACAAACCATCACCAACACATGAATTATCTTATTGAGACTCTCATGTCATCTTATCTACCACAAGACAAGATGTTCAAACTTGGAACCGACAAAGGTTATTGGTTTATGGCCTATGTAGAGGACTCAATGACATCTCAGGACAACTTTGAAGACTTCTCTACGACTGAAAGAATTATTAGATACAACTTCAACATGAGCGTAAAGAGTTTCATCCTGGCTTCTTCGGGGCCTGGTAACATGATTCCAGTCAGGAAATATCTGTCTGCTCCGACCATTTCCTTTGAGATTGTCCAAACGCCAACAACAGATATTCTTTCGCAAAAAAACTTAGACGCGCCTCCACTAGTGAATCTATCGGACAGCAGATTCTTATTATCAGATATTAATGAAAAGGTCACACCGCCAGAAGATTCTGGACAGGTTATGCTTTTCAAAAAAATAGTTGTCGAGCCAGGCACAAATAAAAAATCTGTAAAGTACATTAAGCAAACAACAAAAAATAAAAAGAAAGGAGAACGTTCTTTTACAGCCTCGGATATTCAAACTCTACAAGAGTTTTTATATAACGAATCCAAGTAAATCGCTTCAAAAAAGCCAAAATCATCAACGTTTTCATTGGAAACACATGAAAAAGGTCAACAAAAAAATATAGTAAACGAAACCTTTGGCTCTAATTAAAACAAGGTTATAGCCCTGTCTATAGCAAAAATCATCTACAAAAATTAGAAGAGGATTAAATGACCGAGCAGATTTTTAAAGCACCAGGATTTTTTGATAGAGAAATTGACCTTACAAACGAGGTACAACGTCCAACTGGAATTCCTGCTGGTGTAATCGGCACTGCCGAAAGAGGACCAGCCTTCGTCCCACTCACGGTTGGATCTTTTCCTGACTTTACCACAAAGTTCGGTTCACTCAACTCCAAGATGCCAGGTTTATATGCAGCTAACTTGTTTCTCAAAAACAGGTTCTCCCTTACGTACATTCGTACACTTGGAGCAGGCGCAAACGAAACAACAGCAGAAATTGAAACTACAAGAGCAAGAGGGACTGTAACAAATGCAGGTTTTGCAATTACGTCATCTCCCGTTGGACATGCTGGGGATGGTCGTACTAACGCAACAGTTCAATTTTTAACAGCTCGACACGAAGTTTCTTCGGGAGAGATTTTGGGAATGCCTTTGTTCTCGGATAACGATTCATATTTTACAACAGGGTCGATGTTGGATGTCAATCTTGTCCGTGGAATGTTGTTTTCTGCATCTGGCTCCAGAGTTATGATTCTTAACCCATCAGAAAATTGGACAAACGTAGCAGACGACTTTGCAACTACAGATTCTAGCAAAAAGATTAAAATTGTTATTTCTTCCAGCGCAGGTGCTTCCTTTGCATCTACGGATGGCATTGCAGGAATTAAAATCTTGTCAGCTTCTTTTGACCCTTCGTCATCAGATTACTATGCAAAGGTTCTTAACACCGATCCAAATAAATTCAACGAAGAGAAACACCTTCTTTATCTCAACTTTGCAGTGGACAATGAACTTGCAACTCTTTCGACAGGTTCTAACGCAATCTGTATCGCAAGCGGAAGTTCAAACGTTTCCCTTAATTCTGGCGATGTAAATCTACCATTCAGAAATGCTTTTGGTAAATTTGACACAAGATACACAACTCCAACAACTCCTTCTTTCATCTCGCAGCCATTCGGTAATACAGAATATGATCTTTTCCGAATTGAAACGCTTGACGATGGCGCATATTCAAATAAACGTATTAAGATTTCAATTGCAAACATTAAGGCTTCTACAGATCCAAAGAATCTTTATGGAACCTTCGCTGTACTTGTAAGAAACTTTGGAGACGACGACGTTAGCCCAGAAATTCTTGAACAGTTCAACAACTGTACATTGAACCCAGACTCCGACAACTACGTTGCAAGAGCAATTGGAAATATTAAGGTTTACTTTAACTTTGACGTGGAAAATGAAGACGATCGTCGTCTTGTGCGTTCTGGTCGATATGCTTCCAGGTCACAGTACATTCGCGTCATTATGTCTCCAAGCGTAGAAAACAAGACGTTAAACCCAAATTGCCTTCCCTTCGGATTTAGAGGCGTTAAGACTTTAGGAACAAACACACTTCTTACGGATGCAGTAGGAACGGTTGGCGCTCAACGACTTACGGCTTCAGGTTCGGTCTCAGTCACAGAGGCAAGACTTATGCACGCTCTTGTTCCACCACTTCCATTCAGATTTAAGGTTACAAGAGGAGAAATTTCTACAACTCCAAGCTTTGTTGGTTCTCCAGGTGCTACAGAAATTGCAGATTCTCGTTACTATTGGGGTGTTAAGGTTTCCAGAAATAACAACAACATTCTTAACACAAACATCAATGGCGAAATCAACGACGGTGTTCGCGCCTACACGGCATTTGCTGGAATTGAAAAGCTTGATACCTTGGTAACAGGTAGTTCAGCAGACGTATTCAACAACAACAAATTTACTCTTGCAAAAGTAGCTTTGTCTTCAACAACGATTTCTGGACTTACTGCTTCCGTTGACGCACACATGAAAGAGGCTTCGTACCTCCGCAACGGAAACACGAGTCCTTCCGACTATAGAATTAACGATACATACTTGAATAGAGTAACGTTTGCAACGCTTTTGCAAACTGCTACACCAACAACCTTTAACAGATTTTCTGAATATGCCAAGTTTACCACAGTTGTTTATGGTGGATTTGACGGATTCAACATTCTTGACAAAGAACAAGTGGGAATGACCGACAAGGCAACTTCTGCTGAAACTGGTGGTGGTGCAAACGCTGCTTACATTTCACCAGGCTTTGGTAACAACCAATCGGGAACTTCTAAAAAGAATAACGCAGTTGCTTCCTTCAGAGTTGCAGCTAAATTGATGACAAACCCCTTTGTCTCAAATGTTAACATCGTAACAACGCCAGGTCAACGAGAACCCCTTGTAACCGATTTCGTTGCTGATGTAGTTAAGACATACGGTATGGCTCAATATCTTATGGATATTCCATATTATGACTCGAACTCAGTTCGTATTTTCGATGGTGAAACAAAGTTTGTGTCAGTTAACAGAACAGCAGACGTTTTTGAAACTCGCGCTCTCGACACAGAATTTATCTCTCCTTACTTCCCAAATATCGTAGTTGAGGATTCCACAAACAACAACCGAAGAGTTACGCTTCCAGGTTCGGTAGCAGCTTTGTCTGCAATAGGATTTAATGATAAAGTTGCATACCCTTGGTTCGCTCCTGCTGGCTTCAATCGTGCTTCCCTTGACTTCGTTAAGATGACACAAGTGAAGGTCTCACAGCCAGAGCGTGAGCGTCTTTACACTGTAAGAATTAACCCTATCATCAAGTTACCAAACGAAGGTTTCGTAATCTATTCGCAGCAAACGCTTGAGCAGGCTGGTTCGGCACTACAGTCGCTTAACGTACAGAGAATGATTATTTCGCTTAAGCAACAGATTCAGGCTGCTGGAAATCAGATCATTTTCGAACAACTTACTCCAGACCTTCGTTCGCGTTTCGTGAACTTGGTAAAACCAATTTTGGCAACAGTTCAAATACGAGATGGTATTGAAAGATTCGAAGTTATTTCAGATGAAAGAAATAACACGGAACAAGACATGCTAGCAAATCGTATGCGCGTTAATATCAAGGTTGTTCCAGTAAGAGCAGCAGAATTTATCGCAATTGACTTCATTATATCATCAAGCGGAATCACTTTCGTTAATTGAAGTTTGAGTCCCTGGCAAGCAAAACAAACCTGAGTAATATTTACTTCACATAGAGAATCAGAACAAGGAAAAAAAATGGCTTCAAATTCTAAATCAGCAGGCGTAACTGCCAGAACTTTTAACCAAACGGGTCCAACTGCCTTGTCTCCAATTGGCATTCCCGCTGGCGTTATTGGCACTTCAGAAAAGGGACCAGCCTTTGTGCCTGTTACGGTGCCAACGACTCAAGACTTCATCGTAAATTTTGGAAGAACCGGAGAGGGTGCCATTGATGGACCTTTGGCTGTTTCTGAGTGGTTAACATCACAACAAAGTGCAACTTTCATAAGAGTTCTTGGCATTGGCGATGGTAATCAAAGAGTTACTGCTGGAAACAATAAGGGTAGAGCAGCAAATGCAGGCTTCATTGTTGGAGAGAGACAACCACAAACGCTTCTTTCAGGCGCTCTTGGCCCAAACGTTTTTGCTGTTGCTCAATCAGGCGCAGACTTAGGTCCAGTAGGAAGAACTTATTTACTTGGTACATACATGAGTCAGTCGGCAGGTTCTACTATCTTTACTGAAGCTGGACTTTCTGCACAAGGCGTACCTGTCCTTCGAGGAATGGTCATGGCTGCTTCTGGAGTTGTAGTTACGCTGTCGTCTTCCATAAATGGAAACAACATAGTTCCAAGCAGAACGCTTGCAGCAGTTACAGCGAACATCAGAGGTGCAATGACTGGTGCTGTTGACCTATCTTTTGGTAAACAAGAGTTCGTTATGTTCTTAAATGGACACAGAGCGCTTGACTTGGAATATCCAAACTTTATTACTGCTAGTTTCGACCCAACGGCAGCAAACTACTTTGGAAGCGTCTTGAACAAAGATCCGTTGATGTCAGAAAAAGCCGGATATACACTTTACAGCCACTTCGACATTCATCCAGCACTTGCCGTTCCAAGCGGTTCCGGTGCATTATCAAGTGGTTTTGGAGCACTAGAAAGAATTGCATTCTTAGTCACAGGTTCGGCAACAAGAAATTCCGGTTCTACAACTTCCCCAAACTTTGAAAACTTTGAAGATAGATTCAAGCCTTCACAATCTCCTTGGGTTATTTCGCAATTGTTCGGCGGAAAGCCAGAGAATTTATTTAAAGTTTGGACAATTTCTGATGGCGCAGGCGAAAAGGTCAAGATTTCGATCGAAAACATTTCTCCAAGTTCTTCGGAACAAAATCTTTATGGAACATTCGATCTTCTTGTAAGAGATTTGTCTGATTCGGACCGTAACAGAATGGTTCTTGAACAACACCGAGGTCTATCGCTTGACTCTGATGCTCCTAATTATATTGGAAGAGCAATTGGAAACTATCGTCCATTTTATAACTTTGAAGCTCGCAGCGGAGAACAAAAGCTTGAAATCGAAGGCGAGTACACAAACAACTCAAGATACATCAGAGTTGAAATTGCAGATGCACTCAAGGATAAAAATGTTGATGCAACGGCACTTCCTTTTGGATTTAGAGGAAACCAACACTTGATGACTTCTGGTTCTGCACCAATTGGTGCATATACAGACACAGCCATTCTTGCTTCTCCAAACCCTTTCAACAGACTTGTACAGCCACCACTGCCAATGAGACAGAACTTGTCAAGAGGAGCAGTTGGTAATACTTCAGGAGACAGAGCACTTTTCTGGGGAGTTCAATTCGAGAAGGTTATTTCCGTATCCGAAACAAATGCGTCAACAGCTCTCAACCCGAGCCTTCTAAGTTACATGAAATATTTTCCAGCCTTCCACACGGAGTGGCAGAATGTTGTAGTTAGAGATAATCCAGATGTCTCTGATACTGTGGCAAACGGTATTATTGATGCTGACAGATTTAACAACAACTTGTTCTCTTTGGGCAAGATTAGAGTTCCATTTTTGGCAGCTTCTAACACACCTGACATGAATTCACTTGAAAACTGGGTTTATGTTCGTGCTGGAAACATTGTTACGGGGACTCCTGTCGGTACACGTGCCTTGACCGTAGAGGACTTGAAAGATCCAACCGTACGTCAAGTTGCAAAATTCTCCTTCTTTGTTGAAGGCGGATTCGATGGTGTGCGCGTGTTCGACAAGGACACAGCACAAATTTCAAATAAGGCTGTGGTTGAAGAGTTGTTGAACTCAAACCGTCTTTTGTCTTCTGGGCCTTCGGTTAAGTCGTATGAGCGCGCTCTTTCTGTAATTTCCGATGTCACGGAAGTAGACATTCAGTTGTTGGTAATGCCTGGTATTCGTCACAGATACCTCACAGATCAAGCTACTGCTGTTGCCGAGACAAGATTCGACGCTCTTTACATCATGGACATTGAAGAAAGAGATACAGCAAACACAACAATTTCTTCGGAAGATCAAATTGTTTCAGTTAGAAACACGGTCAACAACTTCAGAGCACGTGGAATTAACTCTTCCTTCGCAGCAACATTCTTCCCAAATCAGATTATCAGAGACAATATCGCAAATGTTGTTCGTGAAGTTCCTCCCTCTGTTGCTGTACTTGGTGCCTTCGCGAAGAATGACGCCATTGCTCACCCTTGGTTCGCTCCAGCAGGCTTTGCAAGAGGCTCGCTTGACAATGTGCAGGAGTCGGCAGTCAAGCTCTCCAGAGAGAACATGGATGACCTTTATGCAGTTGGAATTAACCCAATCATCGGATTTCCAGGTTCGGATGGAACGGTTGTTTGGGGTCAGAAGACACTATTGGCAACACCAAGTTCACTTGAAAGAATTAACGTTCGTCGCCTTCTTTTGACGCTTCGTCGTCAAATTAGAAAAGTTGCAAACAGATTCTTGTTTGAACCAAACAGAGCAACAACCCTTGCTAGATTCTCTCAATTGTGTAACCCAATTCTTAAGAGAATTCAAGATCAAAAGGGTGTTTCGCAATACCTTGTCAAGATTGACACAACAACCACAACTGAGGTTGATATCCAAAACAAGACCATTCGCGGAAAAATTCTTATTGTTCCAGTGAGAAGCCTTGAGTTCCTTGAACTTAACTTCACGCTAGCAAATAATGGTAACTTCAACATCGCCTGAGAGTAAAGAGTAATTTAGGAATTAATCATGAATAAACTTGATGTAAAAAAAATAATCAAAGAAGAGGTCAAAAAGTCTCTGCTTGAAAACAGAGAAGCTAAGAAGGTTATTTTAGAAAGCCGCCTTCTTATTATTAATGAAATGATTTCTCTTTCGGAAGCGGATTTCATTAACCGAGCAAAACAATGGCTTAAGTCAAAGGCTTTCGGTGCCGAACAAGGCGTAAGAGACACGGTTAAAAATAGCGTAATGGTTAATCCGGAAAAGATTGTTTCCGATCCTAATTCTGTACAGAAAATTCTTGACACAGCAATCAAAAATGCACAGTCACAAATTACCAAATTTAGGTCACAAACGCTACAAACATCAACAAGCATCAACAATCTTCAAGACAATATTTTTGACCTTTTTGGAAAGTTTTTCAATCTTCTTGATTCAATTCCACAAGAAAAACGTGGACAGTATGAAAGAGAAGTCATGAAAGTTGTTTCTGTATTTTACAATCTCTTGATGGAAGAAAAGAAGAGAATTGAAGTTTACATTTCTGCTCTTGCGAGAGAAGCATCAACTCAGGGTTATAACATGGGTTCTTCGTCTCCTGAAATGTCCTCATATTCAGGTGCCAAAATTTCCCCAACTACCCAAGCTACTCAAGGAAAAGCAGCCGTTGGCGGATCTGCTTTAATCCCACAAGGAGTGCGTGAATCTTTGGATGTAAAAAAAAAAGTAATTGTGCCAAGACCTCAAATGTCTATGTCGTCAAATGAAGAGGAAGCTTCGTCGCCTGTAGATTTAAGTGACCTAGAAAGGCCACTTGAATCACTTATGCACAAAAACAAAATACCTTGGTTTTCCATGGGCACAAGGTCATCAGGCGATCAACAAATACTTATTATTAAAATGTCATTGGATAATAAGTCAAATTGGCTTGACGGTATTCTGCACAATTCTCGATGGGCTCAAGCAAGCATTGAGTTGCATAAAGGTGTTTATACAGTAGAGCAAAGATATGGAACAATAAAGCCAATATTACGTTCTGCTAAAGTATTAACTCCAGAGGCAGCTTTTGGAAAGTTTGAGAAATGGCTTTCACAGGTTCAAGTTTAAGGTATAAAAGGATTATAAAATGACTACGAAAAAAATTGGAATTGATGAATTGAGAGCGATTATCAAAGAAGCAATCGCTGACCACAAAGAGAAAAAAGAGTCTGCTTCCGACAAGAGAATCAAGACTACAAAAGACAAAGAAAAATCAAAAGAGAAAAAGTCTGAAAAGCTTTCTGAGATTCAACTTCGTAATTTGGTAAAAGAATCTATTTCGAAACAGATTTCTGAAATGATGGCTAGTGACACGGCTAAACCAAAAGTAGTTGTGCCAAGACCTCAAATGTCTATGTCATCAGATGACGAAGTTTCCTCACCTTCTTCTTCGATGCCGAAGGAAGGCGATAAAGTTCAACTAGCTTCTGGAAAAGAAGCTTATGTCGCCAAAGTTTCTGGAGACATGGTTTTCGTGACCATTGACGGAATCAAGATGGTCGCAGTTCCAATGGACTATGTGAATGTTATTGCTGATGACCCATCTAGTGAATTCAATGCCGTTAAGGCGCCAGATGAGTCCGAAGACGAACGCGCAGGTACTTTGGATAAATACCTTGATAGACCTTTCCTTAACAAAGACACAAGAAACTCGCTTGAAAAGGAAAGAGGCGAAATTCAAAGTCGCAGAACTGCTGGACCTATGGCTGCTGCCGCTGCCAGAGAAGAAGAAGAGGCTGCAAGATCTGGTCGTATTGCCAAAGTTAAAGTTGACGGACTTACAGAATCCAAGAAGAAGTTGGCAGCTAAGAGAAGAAAATAATTTTTTCTCACACGAACCATACAAAATATGGAAAAACTGCTGGCGGGTTTATTTGGAAAGCAATACTTACTAACTTAGGAGAATAATATTATCATGGCTACAACTTTAGATGTTACTGAGATGCTACCAACAAAGTTTCAAACTATTGGAAAGCGTCACTTCCTTTTGGCAATCGAAGGAATAGATTCCTTCCTTGTAAAAACCGGAGCCCGCCCAAGCATTTCTACTGAAGAAGTGGCAATCAACTGGATTAACTCCACGAGATATATTGCTGGCAAAACAACTTTTGGCACAATGGAGGTAACCCTTCATGACGCTATCGCACCTTCTGGGGCACAACAGGTTATGGAATGGATTCGACTTTGCTTTGAGTCGGTGACCGGACGTTCGGGTTACGCAGACTTCTACAAAAGAGATATCCAGATTAAAATGCTTGATCCAGTAGGAACGGTCATTCAGTTGTGGGACATCAAGGGAGCTTTTGTCACAGAAGCTAACTTTAATGAAGTCACATACGAAGGGTCAGATCAAACGGAAATTTCTTTGACGATTCGATACGACAACGCTGTACTTGTCTACTGATTTTTTTTCTTTCTCTCTCCTAAACAAACATAGAAACGCTTTGGAAGAATGTCTTCCAAAGCTTTTTTGTTTTCTTTTTATGGTCAACATCTATTTAGTTAAATGAAAACATTTAAAGAAATTGTTAGAAGAGTCCTTTCCTTTCACCTATATTTTGGAGCATTACTTGCGGTAGTAATTCATGCCTTGTGGGGACGTAAGAGTTGGTGGGTTGATGGTGTTTTTGTAACCGAATTGCATCCTGACTCCTGGCCAATGAGAACTTGGTATAAACCTTGGGGCGGAACCTGTTTTGGTTATGGAATTATGTTAGCGCCAGAAATGCCAACATACACACTTATGCACGAACTTGTCCACACGAAGCAACTTGAGTCTGCTTCGGCAGGAGGTTTTCTTCTAGGTTTAATCTGTTCTGTTGTTACGCTTAATGTTCTTCCGCTAGTTGTTTGCTGGCTCATGACTGGCGTGCTAGTATATGCTGGAGGTTCCCTCATCTCGTTCTTTAGAGGTGAATCAAACGCGTACAGATACAACCACCTTGAAGAAGCTGCAAGAGCAGTTGGCGAACAAATGGACGCAGCGGCGATTGCTAACTCAAAGTAATATAGATAAATGTAATTTTTACTATATTTAAAACTTGTGAATGAAAAATATCTAAAAGAATACATCTTGTCTTTAATCGAAGAACATTTGAAAGAAAATCTTTCTCCGCATGGTTATCTTTCGAAAACAAATCGTCCGCTAGGTACTCAATCTTGGGATCCACAGAAACAAAAAGATTTTGCTACTCAAAGAGCGATTGACATGTACACTAAAAAAGAACCTGCTGTCAACCCAGATCCGGAAAAGCAGGCATACATTGATCAGCTACGTAAAAATCGTCAAGAAGAATATGCTGTTCAAGATGAACATAACAAAGATGTAAAGACAAGAGTCGTTCAACAACCAGGTCAGGCGCAGAAGCAACAAGTGCAGACAGTTGTTCCGCAAAAATAAAGCTTAAAAGGGAAGTGTGTCCAAGTGAATATTACAAAAGAAGCTCTACAAAAACTTATAACAGAATGCGTTGACCAAAAGATTAATGAAATGGCAGACGACATGCCGCTTGACCTTCGCTCTGTTGGCGTTCGTTGGGACAATATGAAATATCTTGCTGGCAAAGGGAAACTTACAGGCAAGTGGGCTGTTATTATGAAGGCTTATATTGACTGTGGAGAAGACGAAGATAGAACTCTGGCAATTCTAAAGGCTGCGGCAGCTACACTGGAAGCTAATAAAACCAGGAAGCCACAAAAGCCACCGGAGACTATGGCGTCACAAGCAGAACTCACAGACTTTTCAAAGTTTTAATAAATTTCAATACAAACATATTTACTCCCAGAAGACTTGCTTTATAAAGAAGTCACTCTTCTGGGAGTTTAATTTATGAACGAAAATGAGTCGAGAGATATAAAAAATGCTATCTTTGCAGCAAAGGAAGCAGCAGCGGCACGTGCAGCCAGTGGTGGTGCACCAACGATGTCAAAAGAAGAACATTTTAAGAAGAGTTTTGGGCTTGATATTCCAGTATCAGAAGTTCCACTTCCTTCGCTTGGGCTAATTTATCCACTTGATCATCCATTAAACAATCAGAAAGTTGTGGATATTAGAGGAATGACGACAAGAGAAGAAGATATTTTAATGTCCAAGGCTCTTATCCGTAAGGGTACAGTCATTACTGAATTAATCAAGTCGTGCATGGTTACACCAAACGTAGATGTTCAGTCCCTTATTGGTGGCGACAGAAATGCACTCATGGTTTCTGTTAGAATTCTTGGTTATGGCTCCCTTTACGAAGGCGAAGCTGTGTGTCCAAGTTGTGGTCACAAGAATACAATCGCGGTTGAGTTAAATGCTCTTGACATTAAAGAGCTTGAAGTCGAACCAGTTATGCCTAACGAAAACAGATTTGCCTTCTTTCTTCCAAGGTCGGGGAAAAATATTGAATTCAAATTTATTACAGGTCGTGAGGAAGAAGAAATGCTTGCAGCTATGGAAATGCGCAAAAAGAAGGGCATTAGCGTAGACAGCGTAATCACTACACGTCTTCAGTATTCTATTATTTCCGTTGAAGGAGCTACAGACAAAGCTACAATCAATAATTTCATATCATTTATGCCAGCAATGGATTCTGCTGCCCTTAGAAGTTATATGGATAAGGTTGAACCAGGCGTTGACATGAAGTTTGATTTTACCTGCAAAGAGTGTAATCACTATGAGGAGATGCCCCTTCCTTTGGGGCCTACGTTTTTTTGGCCTAACGCCAGAAAATCGTGAACAACTCATCTATGAACCTTTCTTTGCTTTAAATGTACATGCTGGGTGGTCTTGGGAACAGTTTTACAACTTTCCCATTGTTGCCCGCAGGTGGTTTATAAAACGACTCAATGAAGAATTCCAAAAGGCTCAAGAAGAAGGAAGAGCACCGCCATCACAGGCAGCAGCGTACAACTCCCCGGAACATAGAGCCCTAACGGGAAAATCCAGAAGTCACGTACCCGTAAATCAAAGAGGAAAATTATTTTAACTAAGTAATCCCAAAGCATCTAAGGCAAGGTAAGCAGCATCAAAACCTCTTACCTTGCCTTTTTTCATTAACTCTCTAAATTCTGTCAAAGGCACAAGAACCACTTCTAAAAATTCATTTGGGTCAAGGTTAAGTTCTTTTTGAATTTCACACTCTGTTGCAAGAAAAGAATATCTTCTACCTGTCGAATATGGATTATATGGGAAAGATGCTAGAAAAATAACGTCTCCGTGAACGTGTGCCCCGGTCTCTTCTTGAAGTTCACGTCCAGCAGCTAGGTTAGGATCTTCTCCCTCCTCAAGACCACCGCCAGGAAGTTCTAATTCAAGTTCCTCAGTACCAGCCCTAAACTGTTTCACGCAAATAACTTCTTGTGTCCTTGTTAGAGCAAATATCTGAACACTGTCTTTTGCATGGTCAATGAAAAAGTTTTCTGTCATTCCATTTGGAAGAGTGAAAGTCTTAAGAATAATTCTTTTGTCATACCCAGATTCTTTATCGACAATCTTAAACTTCTTCTCTTTAATTTTTTTAAAATGAAGATCCATCATTAATATCTTTCGCTCTGTAAATTAGAAATCACAAATCAGAGAGGCCAAATTTTCTTTGTTAGGGTTAAAAATCTCTCTGCTGTCATATTCTTTGCATTAAGCTTGTTGATAACCGAATCAATCGTTGCTGAAGGGTTGTTAATCTCGTCCTGGAATGCCTTAGACGCCGCTAAAGCTTCTGCAATAGCTCTGAGTTCCTCTGGTGTACCTCTGACCTTTAAAAAGGCTCCTGATGAGTTTTTGCCAGCTAGGTAAGCAGCCATGGCAGCAAAGAAAATCTTTCCTGTTGTGGATAAAGAACTAACACCCTCACTTAGGTTAGAAAGTGAAGGCTTAGAATCTTGGGGTTTTGCCTTTTTAGACGAATTTTCTTTTTCCATTTTTAGCTTCGTTTCTTAATGTACTGAGTAATTATTACAGCGCGAACTTTACACAGTTCATAAATAGGTAAAATGTGGCTATAGACAATCTAAAAATTGCCGAATCGATAAAAAAACTCCAAGAGAGCATTCTTGGCATTCTTGAATCGCAGGCAAGGTCACAGAAAAATCAGCTAGAAATATCTAAACAGCTTGCAGAAAGTATTGCAAGTGTCGCGACTAATTCTGGAAATGCTACAGATAATTTACAAAAAACTCAAGAAAGTATCGAAAGAGCGGCTGAGGCTGCCGAGAAGCTTGGTGGCTCTAAAACTATGGACATGTTTGCCGGTAGCACCAAAAAAGCTGGAACGGGCGCTCAGTCGTTAAGAAAAAGTCTTGGTTCTGTTGCCAAAACAATGCCTGCCTTCGGAAAATTTGCAGGCATGTGGGAGGGCTTTGCCTCTGGCGTAGTTGCTTCTGCTAATGCATTCAGATTATTTGGCAGTATGGCTGGGGATGTTTTAGGCGTTTTAGCCCAAGTGGCAGTTGGTATTATTTCTTTTCCATTTAAGTTGTTATCTGGAATAATTGACTTTGCCTCAAAAGGTGGAGGAGACTCTGGCTTAAGGCAAGCTCTCGAAGATATTAGAAAAGAATTCGGTTCTCTCAAAACTACTTCAGGTGGCGCCATCGTAACTATTGCAAGAAGCATGAAAGGGGAACTTGCAAACACAGGTTTATCTGCTTGGAGAGTTTTTGGAAACTTAGCTGAGAGACTCAAGGCTGTTGCAGAATATGCAAAAAACTTAGGGCCACTATTTGGAGTATTGTCTGCGCAATTTGTTAAAAATGGAGAAGCTCTTGGTGCTTACTTTAAGGGTCTAGGTTTGACAGAAACGGGCCAAAAGGCTGTTGCGAGTAGGTCACATGCCCTTGGTCAAGAAGTCACAGAAGTCACTAGACAGATGACGAATTTTTCTATACAACTTGGAGCAGAGTTTGGCTTGAGTGCAAAGGAAATTTCTCGTGACATGGGAGACATGATGGGAGACTTTGAAAACTTTGGAGGAATGGCTCCACAGGTTCTTGCCCAAGTTTCCGTTTATGCTCGTCGTTTGGGTGTTGACATTAAAGGTCTTTTGGGAGTTATTGGTCAATTTGATAATTTTGAAACAGCAGCAACTTCGGCAGCACAACTAACGCAGGCTTTTGGTATTCAGGTTGACGCTCTTGAAATGTTGAAGGAGCAAGATCCAGCAGCAAGAACAGAACGTTTAAGAAAAGCCTTCTTTGCCGCAGGCAGGTCTGTTGAAGGAATGAACCGCCAGGAACGTGCACTCCTTGCTACGCAAACAGGATTGGAGGCAAGTACGCTTGATTTAGTTTTCTCTTCAAAAAATCAAGGATTGTCCTACGACCAAGTTAAGAAAAAGTCGGATGGCGCTCGAAAGTCACAACTGACCCAAGAAGAAGCTATTTCTAAACTTTCAGATGCTATTGAAAGAATGGTAAAGTCTGGTTCCGGTCCAAGCGGAGGATTCTTTGAAAGATTTTTCCAAGGATTTGAGAAGGGTATAACAAGGTCTCAAGACTTCCGGCTACTAATGATAAATATCAGGATGGCCTTGCGGCAAACTTATAGAGCTGGTATTGAAGTCGGTAGAATGTTTGTTAGTATGTTTCCTGGAATTGAGGGAATAACTAAGGGTTTAGCAGGTCTTTTTGATCGAGAGAAATTCAAAAAGATGACTGGTTCACTTAAGAATATTTTTCAGACTTTCTTCCAAAGCCTTACAGGGAACAACTCCAAGGCATCTTTCCATAATTTTATGGAAAATCTTAAGACTATGTTTTGGAACTATTTTGATAGTTCTTCCGCCGAAGGTCGAGGAATCTTGGACGGTATAAAAAGCTTCTCTAAGGCTGCTTCTGTTATTATCGCCGGAATGATTGGAGAAATTGCCAAGGGACTTACTACAGGTATTTCTTTCATTACCGAGGTACTATCAGGACGTACAAAACTTGGGATAGGTTCAGCAGATGGACCTATGGGATTTATAGGAGAGCTTTTAGGGCCAATTGTTGATTCTATCAAAGAAGCTTGGCCACCAGTTGTAGCCGCATTAACGAAACTTTTTGAAGAAGAAATATGGCCCAAAGTAAGAGATTTTCTTTGGGATAACGCAGGCACGATTGGTACATTGCTGTTTGGACCTGGACTTCTTAAGGCTATTTTTGGAGGTTTGACTGGGGGTATAGCGGGAATTGGAACAACGGCTGCAATAGAAGGCACTAAAGCTATATTTTCTTCGGATGGCGTAAAAGGAGCCATGAAGACTGGAATGGAACGTCTTATTGGTTCTGCAACAAGTGCTGGAACTGCGGCTGCTACACAAACCGCTGCTGCTACGGCTGGCTTAGGAACGGCGTCTAAGGCTGCTTCTGCGGCTGCTGACGTGTCTTCAATGATTAAAACAGCCGCAGTTATAACTGTTGGTGTTGGCGCTATAATGTTGGCGATTTTTGTTCTTGCTGAACTCATGAGGGCGAGAGACTTGACGCCAGAACAAATGTTTACTGCTGCTGGCGTTATGGCTATAGCCGGTTTGGTTGTAATGGAAATTTCTGCTTCAATAGCCATTATGAGCTTAGCAGGTCAAGTTCTACAAGGCACAATTCTACAAGCTCTTGCGGGTCTTGCTGCTATAGGTCTTGTTGGCGCTGGTATGGTTTATGGAATAGGTTATTTGGTGGAGACGCTAAAAGACTATCAACCAGCGCAAGTAAATAATGCTCTTAATGCCATGGTTGCTGGTTCTGCATTTATTCTAGCAGCAACGGGCGTTGTTATTGGAGCAATGGGAATCGGAGCACTTTTGATTGGTACTGGCGGGACAGGAGTTCTTGCCTTGGCTGCTGGTTTGGCTACAGTTGGTCTTGTGATAGAGTTAATGGTAGTAGAGATTGAAAATATTATTGATCAGGTAGGTTCTTTTAGTATTCCAAGTAATTTTGATAGAAACTTTCAAATATTCACAGACGTAATGGAGTCCGTTGGAACCTTCGGTAGTATGATAGCAACAATTGCGCAAAGTTCTTCGAACTCTTCTCTTGCTGGTTGGATTACAGGTTCAGGAGCAGACGATCAAATTAGAACACTTGAAAACCTTAGAGGCTTTATGACCGACATGGCATCAACTCTCAAGGGAATTGTTTCGGATATTCTTTCACAGGTTGGTTCTTTAAATGCTGCGCCAGCAGAACTTCGAAAGGCAGAACTTTTCTCAACGATTATGGGTGCTTTGGCAGAGGCAGCGCACAATTTTGTGCCACCAGATAGCTTTATGAGAGAAACTACTATTTTGGAAGGTTTCCAAGGGCAAAGCATTGGTTCAAGACTTACTCAACTTGGAAGTTTTATTACCACAGTAACGTCAGCACTTTCCGAAACTTTAAAAACTATTGTATCGCAATTTGTCGTGATAGCTGCTACTGCGGGTGTAACGCCAGAAACCAAGGCTGCATTTGAAATCGTTGGTGATATCCTATCAATGCTTGGTCAGCTTGCAAACAACTTAATGAGAGTTGTTAACACTCAATACAGTGGCAGCACTATTGAACAACTCAAAGAGCGCCTTCCTGCGATAACCGAAATGGTTGGCCAGATGATGAACTCTTTGTTCGGAGAGGGTTCGGCTGGCTTAATCTCTACTATTGGTAGAGTTATGACAATGATGACTTCTGGATTATCCAATATGACCTCTGCCGACGTTAATAAACTTAAAACGGTTGGTCCAGTTTTAAGTAATGTATTTTCCGCTATTGCAACAATTGGCGGTGCTGTGGCTGAAGTAGCAGGTATGATTAATGGAATGCCTGCTGAATCTCGTGCGGGCGCTCTTGGTACGGTAAATGCTATAATCGGCACTATGATGGGCGGCATTGGTACACTTATTGGCACAACCATGGTGCAAGTTAGAACTGTATTTGCTGGAATGTCAGGTCAAGACAGAACAAACATCACGTCTGGTGTCAATGCCTTTAAGGCAGTCCTAGAGGCCATTTCAGTATTGCCAGCTACAATAAAAGGTCTACAAGATGTTTTCAAAAATGAAGAAGGAAACATGGACTATACAGCAATGAGAACGAGTTTTGGAAATATGCTCTCATTGTTTGAAGGTGGTGGTGGAGAAACAGGCATTGTGCAATTTGTTAAAGGAGTTGGACAATCTCTGGGTGGTATTGAAACATCAAGAGACCAAGTATCAAACATTGCTAAACTAGCAACTAATTTCACGAAAATAAATGACGTTCTTGGTTATGTTAAATCAATGACAGATAACGTTCGTTTAATTGAGGGAGAAAACATGGCTAGTGTTCGAGGAGCTATTACCGACATGGTGACTTCAGTTAACGGCATTTCTGCTGATCTTAATCGCGTACAAGGTTCTGACATAACCACAAAACTTCATGGCCTTGCAGGTAATTTGGGCCTTGGGTCAACAGATGAATTTACAATCAACAACAGAAACTTCGACATTAAAGTTAAAATCAAAGTTCAAATTGATGCGGCGGAACTTGAAAGAGTTCTTGTTACCAGAGAAGGAAACACTTTTCAGCACAATCCTTAAGATAAAACTAAAAATAAAGATAACAATGTCAAAAATAAGCGATGAACTCAAAGAAAGTAAACTTTACGAAAAGATTACTGCAAACATGTCAAAAGAAGAAGTTGTAATAATGGAAAAAGCTGTTGCGGATATTTCCAAGCTTTTTGAAGAAGAAATACTTGGAAAATTAAAAAAACTGAAACGTGAACCCAAGGATATTTAATATCCACTATGGCCATTGAAGACTCAGATCCAAGAAACCCTCCAAGACTAATTCCAGAACTAACAACTTCTGGCGAAGGAAACACTTCGGTTATAGGAGTGGACGATTTGGTTCCAAGAGAGAAACGTCGTCTTGGGGACTATGCTTCTTATATTACTAAAGTTGTTTTTAAAAACGAATATCCCGTGGCTCCCGGTTCGACCGGACTTACCTTAACAACCCCAAATGGTAATCCCGCTCCAATTTCCGACTCAACAAACTTTGCTGAAAAAACCTACCTCATTACTTTTGATGGTTCTGAGTCTGGCCAGCGTGCAAGGTCTTTGTTTGAGCAAACATCAGAATCCGGCTTACTTGATACAGACACAAAGTTTGAAATTAAAAAAGGTAAGTCGGACGATGAAAAGCGTACAGGTACAGAAATTTTTAGAGAAATTGACGTACTGAGAGGTCAAGCTGAAGTTCCTAGACGTGTAGAAGAAGTTCTTGAAAAGAATAATAGATTCTCTGAAAGAAAACCTGCATACAGGAGTGGCCAATTTGAAGGAGTAGAAAATTCTCTTGGTTCTTTAATAATACAACCAGAGTTGGGGCAGCACCTACCTGGAAAATTCCCAGGTAAAAAGTCAGGTGATGGTTCAGACTTCACAACTATTTCTTTTGAAAAACTAAAGCATTTTGGTATGATGACAATGCTAAATGCCAGCGGTGAAGCAAACATACCTATTCCTGACGAAGATGACAACAACTACCTTGAAATTCTTGGTAGAAACGTTTCAACTGCTATACCTGGTATCGCACGTCTTGGAAAAAGAGTAGAAGTGACAAGGTTTGATGGAGTGAAGATTTTAAATCAAATCGAACCAACCTTCAAGAAGGACATTAGAGACGCTACTTTGCAAGGAAGGACCATTCTATCCTATGGTAACGTAAACTCCGCTCTTGCGCCATTTATGGGCTTAGTAGGGGCTGCTTCAATCAACTCGGCGGCTGTATTGGGGCTCACTGTGTCCGCAATGCTTCGAGCTTTAGCAGCAACGGTTAATTTTCAACCTGGAGATGTACAGAGTTCTGTTATGGGGCCTCAAGAGAGCGCTTCAATTTCTCTCGATAGAACACTAAGGCTTGGCCACTTTGAAAGAAATTATAGACCACAAAACGAAAATTCCGGTCTTAATATAGTATCCACAAGTTATCCTTATTTTGACTGCGTTGAGAGAGGAATTGAACTTTTCTTTATTGGTCAAATTAATCGAGGTGACTTTGGTTCGACAACAAATCAAATTCAACATCTTCATGGCTACTACAATGTAATTTTCAGAAATCTTACCAGAAATACTTCTGACTTGATTTTGGGTCTTATTGGACAGTTCAATGTTGGTTCTACCGACTTTGGTAAATCGGCTTATGACGTAGACCCAAATTTTGGTGGAACAGACAACGTAATCACTGACCTTGCTGAAACAGCGCTTGGAATTATTAAAATTGTAAATTCGTCCAAACTTTTGAAGTTCATGAATATTCTTGCAGTCATGGGAGAAATTTCTTATGCTTCTGACACAGAAAACAATACAGTTGATGGAATTTCCGATGATAGTCTTCTTGTTGTGGGGTCAGGTGACTTTGCTGGAGTTGTCACACCTAAAATTAGTGTTCTTCACGCTAAGTCAAGACTTACCGATCAGTTCGGAGGAAAGTTAGCTTGGGGTAAATCTACTGTTAAATCAATGTATCTTCTACCAAGTACCTTACTTAAGGGTGGTTTAGATTATGATGCGCATGACAATAGGTTTGCTGGCCTAGGTGCAGGTGTTAAAGGTTTTCAATTAGGTAGCAACAGATTAGAAGCAGAACAAGTTAAAGCAATGGAAACTTATCTTGAAGCTGACTATATGCCTTTTTATTTTCATGACCTTAGAACAAATGAAATTTGTTCTTTCCACGCATTTCTTGAAAATGTGTCAGACCAGTATTCTGTTGATTATTCGGAAAATGAAGGTTATGGAAGAATTGGAAAAGTTTATACGTACAAAAACACAAACAGAACTATCGATCTATCTTTCATGGTTGTAGCAACTAACGAAGATGACTTTGATGAAATGTGGATTGGTATTAATAAATTAATAACGCTTCTTTATCCTCAATATACCAGCGGACGCGCAATTGCAACAGGAAATAATTCATTTATTCAACCATTTTCCCAAGTAATAGCAGCAAGCCCAATGATTAGACTTCGCCTTGGAGATATTTTCAAGAGTAACTATAATAAATTTAACCTTGCAAGAATCTTTGGAATTGGGTCGCCAGACTTTCGTTTAGAAAGCGAACAAGAAAATAGCGAAACCCAGGCAAATTTGGTTAGAGAGGCAAATCGAGTTAATCAAATAATGCAAGCAAATCGTAGATCGCAAATAAATGGCATTTGGGCAGCAGATGATTTTGCTTACCTAAGACCTAATTTTGGAGGTTCAATTAGAGGTCAACAAAATAATTATGAAAAAGTTGAACCTATTGGTCAACCTGCGAGAGGTCTTCGTCAAGCAAATGCGACAGGTAGATTCTTGCACATAACAACACCAACGAAAATTAAAATTGTGAATCCGAATGGTAATATTCGTGCTGGTAGACGCGGTATTACGCACCCCGTTACTTTTGAACTAGTAAATCCTCTTAATGACACTCAGAGCGGACTTCATACCTGCGACAGAGAAGCTTTGTCGCCAGATGATGCTAGTTTGTTAAGAGCAGCACAAGAGCAAGTTAGACAAAATTCTTCACCTACACCAGAACGTACAGACGAAATTAGCCAACAAGCAATAAATACTTTCTTTGACGAAAACACAAATCCTGTATTTAAGAGCTTTGAAAGCGTCAGAGGTAAAGGTCTAGCTGGATTTATCAAAACGTTTAACATGGAAATTGACAACAAATTCCCTTGGGAAACCGTTGGAATAAACAACCGCGCCCCAAAGATGGTTAAAATTACAATGCAGTTCCTACCAGTACATGACCTTCAGCCTGGTATTGACTCGAATGGTTTCAATACAGCGCCTATTTATAATGTCGGTAAAACAAATCGTAAAATTAATTCTGATACTGCTTCTTCTGATGTACTTGATACTGAAGAAAGAAAATATTTCTCAGATACATTTCTGGATAGGTCAAGGTCAAGTTCATGAGAAGATATTCGAGAACTCCAGCAATTAATCTTGGATATTCCTATGGAACTTCCTACATGATTCCTATTATCAGAAATGGAATTGCAAATGGAACAATCCGTTTTGAAGAGACAATTTTGGACGAAGCTGAAAGACTTGACATTATTGCAGGAAAAGTTTATCAAGATGGTCTTTTGTGGTGGATTATTGCAGCCGCAAGCGATATTGGAAATGCCTTGCAGGTACCACCAGGAACGAGAATAAAAATACCTAATCTTTCTGACATAGCAAAGTTTGCGAGTTAATTTATGCCAACAACCCAACAAAAACTATCTGAGAGCGTTAACAGACTTTCAAGATATTTTGGCCTTTATACAGCGAGAGATCTCTCAGGAAGAATTGCTATGGAGCAACTTCAGGGCATCTCTGGGTTGGCCAGCAATGCTACTTTTTCTATTCCTGTTCCAAGCATAGAAGTTACAGAATTGGTTGCTAGCGTTATTGACACAACCGAAGGTTCATTCACAGTTAAAGACCTAATACAGCGTTTAAATCAAAACATGACCCAAACAGATGAGGAAACTTCAGGGTCAGCAACGGTTATAGAAAGATTTAACAAGTTTATTGAGATCGTTTCACCAGTAAGTCCTGGCATTACGGGCGCGCCTGCTGAATCTGACGACCCTGATTCGCCAACTACAGACATGAAGAATGTATATACAAGCGATTTTGTTAATTTGGACCGTAGCAACGCAAACAAAGACTCTTCTCCACATTTGTCAGTTATTAAAATAAATAATGTCAGAGTCACTCCAGCGGCAAAAAACGCTAATGCAGTTACAATCTTTTTGAATGGTATTCCTTCTGTAGAAATGTCAAGAGCGGTGCCTTATCTTGACGTCAGACTTATCTTGCCAGGCAGTCCAATTTCTGCTAATCAAACTCTGCAAAATCTTTCTTTATTTAGATTTCTCGAAGGAAATGTTAGAATTGATGATAATCCAAGTTCCAATCGTTCTATTATGGCCCTGGCAAACAAAGTTATTTCTACAGACTCCTTGTATGGTGTAGATGCAACTCCAGAAAATACAACATTTACACAAACTGGAATGGAAATTTTTACATCTCCACAAACCCTTGTAAATGGTGACGAAGAAAACAATCCTAATAGAGTAAATCCTATCTTGGATAAATTTCAACCCTTGATGACCATTAAAGACTTTTTGGTTGAAATTCGTCCCTCCACTGGCTTGATGTGTTTTAAAACTGCCACATTAAACTTCACACTTCATGACAGGTCAAGACTTGCTGAGATTACTGACCTAATCCGTCCAGACCTTTATGCAAGAACTGAACTTCTTATAGAATATGGTTGGATTCACCCAGAATCCAACTCAACTACGTCATCTGTAACAAACCCTTACGCTGAACTTATTGGTGCCATGCGTGCAAGAGAGAAATATGGTATTATTAATTCTTCTCTTACTTTTGATGACGCCGGACAGGTGAACGTAACGCTCAGTCTCGCTATGCGTGGTGGCTCTGACGTTTCATCAGAAGTTATCTCTACAGACGAAAATGGAGGCGTTAACAATATTCTTGGGCGCATTAGAGAAATTTCCGAGGCTATTGGAGCCTATAGAAGAAGAATTTTTGGTAGAGAACAAGGACCTTCTTCTGTCGAAGTCAGAGGAATCCAAATTCTTGATGCTGCCGAGGATGCAAGAAGTAATTTAATTCTTAACGAGGAACTTAGAAATAACCTTAGAACCTTCCAGAGAACTTTAGCTCAACGTGGCAGAGGACCAAACGCAGCAGACCCGACCGCAGCAGCAAGAAATTTGTCGGAAAGCTTAAGCAGCCTTTATTCTAGCGCTGCTCCTGAAAATGGCACTACGTCAAGAAGAGGTTCTGGTAGTACAAACGGTGGTGGACTTGTTGGAAGTTTGAGAAGAACAGTTCAGCAAAACATTATAACAAAAATGGCACGTTTGGCTAGTGGTAAAGATCCATTCAAGAAGCGTGATGCATTGACGGGTCATCCACACCGCGCAGCCCTAGAAAATGGTACTGGCGGTGCTCAACGTCGTGACTCAAGAGGTCGCGCAGATCCAAGGTCGGCAGCAGAAATAGATACAGAACTAGGGGATGTTCCAAATACGGTATCGCTAGCAAAGCTTTTATTGTTGTTTATTGGGGAACCTCTTGCGATGACGAGAAAGTTTGATGACATTCAGTTTGTTTATTATCCATTCAACTCTGGTGCAGGCTATGCAAGAAATCTTAATATAGGATCGTTTGAAGTTGACACAAGATATTTTTACGAAAACTATAAACGTCTCAGACTGGAGTCGCTAAGTCGCTCTGCGAATATCAACCTTAGAGACTTCATGAACTTTGTTGCTACGACTTTAATTGACGATCATGCCGCAAGGTCATATGGTTTGTTTGTACCAGGCGGACTTTTTAGAAGAGTTTCTGTTGACGGAGGCGGTTCTACAACTCAAGCAACAGAAGATGCAGTTCAACTTCAAAGCCGTATTGAAACTATTCTTGCAAACGTCACGCCCGATGCTTCTTTCAGAATGCCGCAAATCGACTTTTATATAGAAGCTCTTCCACAAAGAATTCAAGTGGAAGGTGAAGAAAATCAATCTGGAGATGGCAAGACAATTCTTAGAATCCACGTTTTTGATAAACAAATGACCTCATACGAAACGCAGGGCGCCTTGATTGCAGCCTCAAGAGAAGAAGAAATTAACAACATTACCTCAATTCCTCACATTGAGGGTGGCGACGTGGGCGTTGTTGAGTCGCAGGTAGCAGAATATAATGCTGTTAAGCAAGCAGCGGTGGATGCAGGATTTTTAGAACAAATCGGGGAGACCCAAGTGTTTAGAATTCGTGGCGGGACAAACGTTTTGAAAGAGTTTATTAGAAGAACTATGCCTTATGTGATTTATGGTTCTTCTGGGACAACGATAAAACAGTCTACGTTGTCTTCGAACCAAGATCCAGCGCTCAGCACTGTAAATATGCTTCGATCATTTCAATCAAATGGTGCTGAACCCAACGGCGAGTCACCAGGAGGTCTTCCGGTACAAATTATTCCTTGCGTGCTTACAATGACAACTTACGGATGTCCTCTCGTTGACTATGCTCAACAATTCTTTATTGACTTTCAGACAGGGACTTCAGTTGATAACATTTATGCTGTTACAGGTTTAACTCACAAGATTTCTCCTGGCGAGTTTTCAAGTGAACTAAAGATGGCACCACTCGATGCATTTGGAAGATACAGACCTTTGCTTGATAGAATTAATCAAGCAGCCCAAGCATTGTCAGAAGGTACGACTGCTGAAGGAGAGTCGCCTGCTACAACCGTTGGAACATAAAAGAAATGTTCTGCTCTCTTTATCCTCCACGATTTCTCCAACGTATGAAGATTCCAAATTGGTTTCACTTGTATCACTTCCAACATGTGATGTAAACTGTCTTCTATGGACATGAAAGAAATTTGTAAAGTATTTGCTAAGCCCTACCCAGAGCTTGTACCTGAAAAATATTACCTGGCTCTCACTACCTGTGGCGTGATGGACTTTGATAATATCTCTTGGAATAAGGCTCTCGGAACAAAAGTTTATAATGCCTTGACCGAGACTCAAGAAAAGAAATTTGAAGAAATTATCTTGGATATTGGAAGTGACATTGATTACTACATGCAAGTCTATAAGAAAACTATGTCTGTTTTTGATCACCTACAGCCAGCAAAGGTGGATTTAATTCAGTACAAAGTTCTTATGAATTCTGACTCTGTGTCAAATGACTCTAAAATAATACTTGAAAAATGGAAACCGGACGGACAAGGATTTCTACCTCTTCCAACTTACAACCTCTCCTCAAGCGTCACAGGGCGCATGAAAATAGTGTCTGGTCCTAACGCTCTCCTACTACCGAAGGACTTGAGGAAGATTTTGAAGTCAAGACACGGAAAAGAAGGTTCGCTTTGGTATCTTGATTTTGTTTCTCTTGAACCAAGGGTAGCCCTTGCGATTCACAAATTTCTGTCTTCTGTGGGAATGTTGGGAGATGTCCCTAAACAGGGAGCCCAAACGGGCTTAGTATCTAATAGTATCTCTAATGTATCTCTCTCTATAGTAGGTTATCCTCCACAACTCTCAGAATTGCTTGAATACAAAGGGAATTCACTTATTTCTCCTCTTCCAGAAGACGTTTACCAGGACGCTTTAAAATACCTAAAGCTGTCAAGTGAAATCGACAGGTCCATGTTAAAACAGATTGTCTTACCCCAAATTTATGGACAGTCAAAACACAACACGATCGAGACAATGGAAAAAAAGAACATCAGAAAACCTGAAGAGGTTGTGGATATGGTCAATGAATTCTTTGGTATCGATGACCTTCGCCAATATGTAGCGCGAGACCTACAGAATAATGACTGTAAATATCTTAGAACGTTCTATGGTAAACACATCTCTCCAGACGACTCAAGGCCCTACACGTTATTAAATTACTACATTCAGTCACTAGCTGTGGATGTAGCTTTACTTGGCTTTAAGAGCATTTTAGACCGTGTTGCGAAAGTTCCAAATGCCTCAAGTCTTATTTGTCCAATATTCTTTATCCACGACGCTATGGTTTTGGACGTTCATTCCTCTATGGACCATCACCTTAATTCTTTGATGAATCTTGGAAGTAAAAACATACCAGGATTTCCAGAACACAAGTTCCATATGTCAGCAACAAAACTTTAGCAAATTAACTTCCTTCTTTCTGGAATCTTTTTTAAGTCAAGTGACGATTTCTGTTTACGAACCGTGTAACATTCTAGTATAGTTGGACCTACGAACTAGCAGATACCAAATCTCTTCGAAGTTCAAAATTTCCCTTAATACTTGGGGAAAGTAGACTTCGAGAAACCTATTTACTAGTATATCTGGTCCAAAATATATACCAGCTTTTTAAGGAAAAACAACATGAAATACGATTTAGAAGCAATCAAGGCCAAGCTCAATACATTGTCAGCCACCAAAAAGGGATCAGGTGACGAGGGTAGTAGCAAAATCACTTGGTGGAAGGCAACACCAGGCTCGCACTCGGTAAGATTCATTCCTTTGTCAAATGCCGATGGTACTCCACACGCACAGCCATTCTTTGAGGTTGTCTACTATGACGACAAGGGATTTGCGGAAAGACGCTTTGTGGCTCCTTCGCAGTGGGGGATGCCAGATCCAGTCCAGGCTTATAGCCTAGAACTTTCCAAAAACAAGAAGGAAAAAGCAGATTGGCTTAAGTGGAAGCGCACTCAGCCAAAAGAGAGATATTACGCACCTGTCTTCGTTCGTGGAGAAGAGGAAAAGGGAGTGCAAGTTTGGGAGCTTTCGCCAAAACTCTGTAAGGATGTTTACGCGCTCTTAGTTTCGCCAGATTATGCCGAAGAGGACATGTTTTCTGTGGAAAAAGGTTTTGACTTTACTGTGACAGTCACTCCTACTGACAAGACTTTCAACGGTTATGTCATTAATGATGTTAAACTTCTTCCACGCCGCAAGGCAAGCGAACTTGCCCCAAAGAAAGAGCAAGTAAAGGCTCTTCTTGCTACGGTTCCAAACTTTGAGGCTTTCTTTAAGTCACAAGTTAAGGGAATCGAAGAGCTTACGGCTATGATCGAATCCTTTGACTCTTACAATGCTGAAGAAAAGGTTGGAGAGAAAACGCCACAGGGCACCTCACGCGGGACTCTACAGGACAATGCTAAGGTTGCAGCAGACGTTAATGACGCCTTCGCTGACCTAGAAAATTCCTGAAAAAAGAAAGAATAAAACATAATAAGTTTCCCCGCAATTCCTTGTGTTTTGCGGGGTTTTTTCTACCAAAACTTCTTACAGAAAGTATACGAATTGTCTTTACGAAACGTTGTGTAATAACGTATAATGAACTCTGGCGTCAAACTTAAAAAGTCATGCGCCCATAACAAAAAGAAACAAAATATGGCAAAACCAAAAGAAGAAAAAAAGGCTAAGGAGCCACAAAAGCTTGGTGTTGAATCTGCAAACATTAATGAAATTAATGACTTCTCGCAGGAACTCATCAAGCAAATTAACAAAGAGTATGGGGGCAACATTGCTTTTAA